AGTAGGCACTGGGGAGGAACGTGGTCAGCCTGACCTCCCGCAGACCCCGGCCGCCCCAGATATTCACAGTCCCGCCCATGGCAAGGCTCCGCACCCGGTTCTCGTTGGGCCGGGTGACGGTGAGCCGGGCGGGATTGACTGTAAAGTAGATGCGCTCCTCACCGTTGTTGTGCCAAAGCAAAACGGTTCTGGTGTTCATAGAAAACCCCCTATCTCACAGCGGCGGCACGGCGCAGGCCCTCCAACAGTCCCTCGGCGAACCGCTCCACCGATTCCGACTTCGTTTCGTGCACCGCTTCCCGGACTTCCGACCTGCTTTCGTGCAGACCACGCCGTCTCTCTGCCGCAGAATCCGACTTCGTTTCGTGCATCGTTTCCCCGACTTCCGACCTGCTTTCGTGCAAGCCCTCTTGTCTTTCTGCCGTCAATTCCGACTTCGTTTCGTGCACCGTTTCCCGGACTTCCGACTTGCTTTCGTGCAAGCCCTCTCGTCTCGCCGCCGCAGATTCCGACTTCATTTCGTGCAGCGTTTCCTCGACTTCCGACTTGCTTTCGTGCAGGCCACGCCGTCTCGCCGCCGCAAATTCCGACTTCGTTTCGTGCACCGCTTCTCCGACTTCCGACTCAGTTTCGTGCAGATTCGACCCTCGCCCGGACACTTCCCCAGTGTTCCCGGACAGTTCCAAAGGTGCTGAAAATCGGTCATTTTCCTCGGACAACGCAAGATTTTGTGGTACAAAATCGGAAACACCACCCAAGATAGGGGCTGTCCGGTCTGAACCGTCCCCGCTGAAAAACTCATGTGAGACTTGTCCATCTTCTGCCGTACCGTCCGGTTTCCGCACGTCACCAAGTCGGATTTCCGCCTTTTGAACCGCCTTTTCCCGCACGTCCTCATGTCGGACTTTTCCCGTAAGATCCCCGTTTTCCTGCACGTCAGCAAGTCGGAATTCCCCCTCAGACGGCGCTTTACCCGCAAAATGCGGCCCATTGTTCCGCACGCCGTCATGTCGGACTTCCTCGTTTTCCTGCACGTCACCAAGTCGGATTTCCTCCCCGGACGGCGCTTCGACCGCCAAATGTGTCCCGTTGTTCTGCACGTCACCAAGTCGGACTTCCGCGCTTTTTGTCGATGCGCCGTCTCCGTCCGTCGTCACGCCGCTGAGCGCCAGGACCGTCCGTGCGGCGGCTGCCGCCTCCTCGTCGGACACGTAGGCCGTCACCTCGGCAGGGGTGAACAGCCGCCCCTCCCGGCGCAAGGTCTCCCCGGCGGTCTGCAAGTCCCGGCAGGCGGCGTAAAGCAGCGCCCGCCCGCCGTCCCGCAGTCCGAGGGCGGCGCACTCTCTGGGCGGCAGGGCCTCTACCGTCACCGTACCCAGCAGACCGCATGCCACCTCAGCGGTGCGGCCCCTGCGGGAGACACGCTCCCGCAGGACGTCCGCCAGCGCCATCAGTCAGCGGCCCGGATGCTGTCCAGGCACACCAGATCGGAGGGCCGGAAGGTAAAGGGCAGCTTCTGCTGGTTCACCTCGCCCATCTTGTAGTTCATGAAGGGCAGCTCGGTAAACGCCACGTTGTCGATGCTGTACCGCTCCTCGCCGCCGTCGGCGGCGTCCGGGTCTTTCAGGGCGGTGGTGATGGTGCACCGCTTGTCAAGGCCGCGCTTGGCCTGTTCCAGCACCTCGTAGAACCGGGTGTAGACCTGCTTGAGGGTCATGGTGCCCTCTCCGGCGTAGCCGGTGATCTTGGAATCCACGTCCATGCCGAACTGGACTTTCTCCCGCTGTACCTTGATGGTCAGCGTCAACTGGGACAGTTCCGCAATGCGCGCGCCGTCCACCCAGACCTCGGCAAAGGAGCCGGACAGGGTGCGGTTTGCCTGTAAATTACTCATACGTTCCTCCTCATTTCACGTTCTGTCCGATGGTTACATGGAGATGACCAGCGCCAGATCCTCCATGGCGTCGCAGAAGGTCAGCTTGGCCTCCAAAAACACCTGACTGCCGGTGTTGGCTTTCAGAATGTCGGTGTCCTTCATGTCGGAGGTGTCCGTGCCTCTGGATTCCAGATAGCTTCTCTGCCCGGACAGAGACACAAAGCACCGGTTGTCGGCGGTCTTGTCCAGCACATCCCCTTCCAGCCCCTTGAGATAGGCGTTGATGGCCGTCACCAGCAGCAGCTTGTTGTCGTAATCGTTGAGCACCTTGCCCACATAGCCGCTCTCGAAGGCCTTGGCGATGTCCCCCCGGATCAGGTCGATGCCCTCCACGATCTTGATCTTCTGGAAGGGTGCGGCTTTGTCCGGCGTCAGCGTGGTCAGGGAGTTCACCGCGCGGCCCAGACGGTAGCCCTCCCGGCCGGGGACGATGATGAGCTTGCCCGCGTCCACGTCCGCGTCCGGCTCGGCCAGCGCGTCGCAGCCCACCACCTCCGGCAAATTGGCGTAGGTGGCGGAGCGGGTCAGGGGCAGCGCCGCCAGCAGTGCCGCCACACGGACGGCGTAATCCTTTGCCTCCATGGCGCCGTCCTCCAGCGTCAGGCCGGACACGCACAGGTTCACGATGCCCTCGCAGTCGGGAGCCTTGGCGTTGGCCACCACGGCTTTCACACCCCGCCCGCCGTTGCGGAGGGTCTTGATGAAGGACATCACCCGCGCATCCTCCAAACCGGGCGCCGCCAGCCAGTCAAAGCGCAGACGCTCCAACGCCTGATAGGTTTTCTCCGCGTCCTCGCCCACACGCAGCACCCAGACCTTGGTGGGCGCGGCTAAAAACGCCAGCTTCAGCAGACGGTAGTTCTCGGGGGAGAACTTGTCCTCCGGCACCTCCGCCAGACTTTTGTACGCGGCCTCTGCCGCGCCGCCCGCGGTGGCATCCTTCACCGCCACCGCCAGCACGCCCCGGGCGGAACGGGTGATGGCGGACACAGCCGCCGTCTGAAAGCTGATAAAAATTTCAGGAAGACCCATAAATACCTCCAAATTTCAAAGATTTCCTTGTCAAATGTCCAAATTGAGGGTTGCCATGCGTCCCGGCAGCTCCATGCCGGGTTTCTCCGGCCGGGGCAGCGGCACGCACAGTTCCACCGTGAACGTCAGCGTCTCCCCCTCGGTTTTCAATTCCAAGGGATGCAGCGTCCGCTCCCCCATGGGAACGCCCCGGAGCAAAACCGGCGTCAGGGAGGAAAGCAGGGCGGTGTTTCCGTCCCGTTCCCGGTCGGATGCGGCGGAGACCGTCACCCGGTAGGTGTGCTCTGCCTGCCGTCCGCCGTCCACCAATACCGTCCCGTCCTCCCGGACGGACACCGCCAGCAGGGGGTATTCCCCCCGCGCCCGCGTCCGATCCGCCACGGTGAGGACGCCCGTACTCTCCTGCAAATACGCCGCCACGCTGTCCTGAATGGCCTTCACGCCAGCCCCTCCTTCCCTGTCTCACGTGAGACTTGTCCGTCGTCGGAGCAAGCTGCATATCCCTCGCTTCCGGCTGCCGCCGAAAGCTCACTCATTTCGCTGCTCCTCCTCTCCCCAGCGGAACCGCTTTGCTGGGTTCCGCCGGGGGCCCCCACGTGACTGATTTCCACCACTGTTACGCAATGGCTGTCATACCGAAAGCTGTCGGAGGTGCGCCCCATCCAGACGCTTCCCCCCTCGTCCGTCACCTCCACCCGGTCGCCCAGCCGAAAGGCCAGTTCCGGGCGGGTGTACAGCGTCAGCCGGTACAGCGCCTCCGGCCAAGCGGCGAAAAGGGACGGCGGCGTGGGGGCGCTGGTGTGCTCGGAGCGGCTCAGGGCGCAGGGCGCGGCCTCGCAGAGCCGTTCCTCCCCCTCTGCCAGCGGACGGAACGCCGTGACACGGTGGCCATATGTCCGGGCGAGAATGTCCGCCAAGGCTTTGTCCGTCACGGTTCACCCCTCCTTCAGCCGCCCCAGCCTGCGCCATGGGGCCAGCCCCGCCAGTGCGGCGGACTGCCCGTCGGAGACGGCGTAGGTCACGGCGGTGTCGCCCCGGGTGACGCTCTTCACGGCGGCCTCCCGGCCCTCCATGTCGAGGAGTAGCGCAGCCACGGCCTGCTCCATGGCCTCCGGGATGTCCTCCCGTCCGCACCACGCGCAGGCCCGCTCCATGGCCATTTCCGTCAGCGCGTCCCCGTTCTCACCGAGACTGCGGCCCGCCAGACGCTCCGCCTTCTCCCGAATGGCGGCCGCCTTGTCCGCGCCGCTCATCAGGGAGCCACCACAGCGCCGATGGATGCCAGACGCTTGCCGGGCACGAACAGATCGTAGAGATAGCGGGCCTGAATGGAAGTGCCGTCAAACAGCTGGTTCTCCTGAGGGCCGAACTGCTTGATGGCGTCCAGCTTGCTCACGGCCAGCGGCGTCTCGCAGTGGGTGATGAGACAGGCGATGTCCTTGGCGTTCTCCCCCGCCACGATGCCGCCCTGATCGCTGTCGCCGCTCTGGACGGTGATCACGGTTTTCATGCGGCTCTGGGGCACGAACACGCAGGGCAGATCGTCCAGCATCATCACGTTCTCGTAGGTCACGCCGTTGATGGACACGGCGTTGCCGAAGGAAATGTCGTGATAGGTGCCGTTGGCGGCCTCCAAAAAGGCGGTCTTGTGCTTGTGGCTGATGAGAGCCACATAGCCGTCCATCTCCTCCGCATCGTCACGGACGGTCTGCAACAGGCCGCTGACGGTGGCGATGGCGTTGGTCTTGGTCAGAGCGGCGGAGACGATGTGGGTGGTATTGTGGGCCGCGTCGCCGTTGGCCAGCTCGTACAGGCGGTGGATGCGGTAGGTGTCCTGCTCCTTCACCAGGGCGTTGCGGGCGAACTCACGGATGACGTTCTCGGCGGTGACCAGAAAACCGGTGTCGTTGGGGTCGGTGCGGTCCAGAGAGAACTTCACGCCGCGGTCCATGGACAGGGTGTAGCTTTTCCAGCTGTTGGTCACGGTGCCCTGAGGGTAAGCGGAGCCGTCGGCCTTGCCCGCGTCATAATTGCCGAGACCCGTGGTGGACAGGGTGGAGATCTCAATGTCCCGCCCCCCCGTGAAGCGGACTTTCCCCGCCTCGGGGATCATCCACGCGGTAGCGGAGGCCGCCGCAAACTCCTCGTCAATGAACTGCTGGTATGCCTTTGCGTAATCAAATGCCATAATTATACCTCCGGTATTCAAATTCTGGGCTTTTCAGGCCCCATACCCTCACAATAGCGCAAAAAAAACGCCCCGCCTCGGGAACCGTTTCCCAAAAGCGCGACGCCCCATCCGTCTCCATATCCCTCACGATCTCCCCGCCAATCCCTCCGTCCATCCCCTCGTGACCCTCCCATCCGCTCCCCCAGACACGCTCCCTCTACCCTCACGCCCCCGCCAAACACCCACCCGCAAAAAAAGAACCTCCTCCCGTCCCCGGAAGAAGGTTCCTCTCTATACATAATCGACTTTAATAGCAATAACTCCTAATAATTTCCTCTGTGCCGCCCCTCACATCAGCCCTGCCACGCCGCAGGTCACAGCCGTGGTGATGCACCCGGCGATCACAACGCCTGCGGCGATGGCCGGCAGAGCGGTGCGCATACGAATGTCCAGCACGTCCGCCACCAGCGCCCCGGTCCACGCACCGGTCCCCGGCAGGGGGATGGCCACCAGCAGCACCAGTCCCAGCGTCCGGTACTTCCGCACCTTCCGCCCTTTCAAATGCGCCCGCCGTTCCAGACGATCCACCTTCGGCCCCAGCCACGCGCTTTTCCGCATCAGGGCGAACACCCGCCGCAGCAGCAGTAAAATGCAGGGCACCGGCATCAGATTTCCCGCCATCGCCGTGACGGCTGCCACGGCAGGCGGCAGTCCGGCGGCTACCCCCAGCGGAATGGCCCCCCGCAGCTCCACCACCGGAACCATAGCCATGAAAAAGGTCATCGCCAGCTTTCCCAATACGCTCTCGCCAAAAAACATGTATGTCCCATCCCGCGCCGATTTTCGGCGCGCTTTTTTTATTTTATGCCCCTTCCTCACGAACCCGGCCATGCTGCCCCCAAAAAAGCGCATGACACCGCCGGAGCGCCGCCCCCATCGGCCCGCGCCCCGATCTACTCGGAAAGTCTTATTCATTAGGTTAACATAATTTCATCTGCTTCGCAACTACAATCTGCCCGCCCCAACACGCCGCCGCTTTTCTGGACCGTCCCTCTTTGCGCCGCCGAACCATGTACCCCTTGCAATGACAGGGTTTCCGCCCATCCGTCCCCTCGTCCCGCCCTCCGCTGA